TACATCTCTTTGTTCATCTTCAAGGGTATAACAAAGAAAACTTCTTTTACCATTAACGATATCAAACAAAATTCCAGACGTACTATCTTTCTGTGAACTTATTCTTACTACTTCTAATTCCATTATCCTCCTACCTTAAATAATATTTCTCTAATTACTTCTTCAATGATTGTTAAATTTTGATTAAATCCAGATATTGAATTTTGATATGCTTCAACTTGTGCTTTAAGTGTTGCAACTTCTTGTTGTAAATCATTAACTGTTTTAAATAACCAACCTACTAAAGCAGCTAATCCACCTTGTAGTATCTGACTTAAATTAATTTTAGCTTCCATTAC